CTTGACAAGTGCCTAATGCAAAAACGAGAGTATTAAGAGAGCCAATAACTGGTCCTCCTGGAACAACAGCATACAAATAAGTCTGGCGGCGAAGGGGTAAATAAGACCTTGACGGAGGCAGAGGAATATGTGAGGCTCTCTTTTTTCTTGTATAATTGATAGAAAAACATTAAATTCTGAACCAATAATAAAAGAAACATAGGAGAAAATAGATGGATAATGAAGTCCAAAAGGATATTCCTGTCTTAGAAACACAGGAAAGAAGGTGTGATGAATGGAAATCACCTGAAATAGACAAGTTAGCATCAGCTTTAGCTAAAGTACAGGCTGAGTTAGAAGGTGCTAAAAAAGAGAGTACAAACCCATTCTTTAATTCAAGCTATGCAGATTTACATGCTGTAATAAAAGCTTCTTTTCCTTTACTAAGTAAAAACAGTTTATCTGTTTCACAAGGTAATGAAATGATACAAGGTGCAGTTTGTGTAACTACTACATTAATGCATTCATCAGGTCAATGGATACGTTCTAAAGTAAAACTTCCATTAGAAAAAGCAAATGCACAGGGTGTAGGCTCAGCTATAACTTACGGTAGAAGATATGGATTATCAGCTATTGTTGGCGTAGCACAATACGATGACGATGGTAATTATGTATCTAAACCAAAAACAAGACAATAAAACAAGGAGACAATATGTCAATAATATTACAAAAATCAAAACAAGGTGGTAATTATGCTGAAGGATGGCATAATGTAACAGTATCTAAAGCAGACAAAGGTTCTTATGGTGAGTCTAAATATGTAGACTTAAGATTTGAAACTTATCCTGATAATTTAAAATGTAGAGTATGGGAAGCACGTAATCAAGAAGGTGTAGAATTTTCTGTTTCTAACATGATTAGGTATTCTAACCCTACTATTATAGAAGAAGGTGAAGTAAATGGTGATACAGTAGCAAAGGTAGATGACAGTCCTGAATCATTAATAGGTAAAAACTTCCAAGTTTTATTCTATAAAAATGCTAAAGGTTACACAGAGGTTGCTCAAAAAGTAGCTCCATCTGAACCTTTTAAAAATATTGTCGACGATTTTACAGCAGATAGAATCGATGGCATAAAAGCTTCTGCCG